ATGTCTAAAACCGGAAACAAAATAATTTCTATGCAATCTACTGTTATTAATAATAGAGATAGTGGATCGGATAATGCTTATTATGAAGAATATGGGGCGATTAATATGTCCTCTGGAAAGACCGCAGCAGAACAAAAAACAGATGATTTAGAGAAAAACGTGGACTATCTGATAAGCCATATTAACGAATTGCACAGAGAAACAACGCAATCTATCAATAATTTAGAAACCAACTTGGAGAAAGATTTTAAAGACAAGACGGAATCCCTTCCTACAAAGGATTGGGTCGAGAATACTTTTACAACCAAAATTATAAAGATATTGTGTTGGGTGATGGTAACCGGTCTTACAATAGCATCCACAATAGTGTCAATAGTTCTGCATTTTTGGAAGTAAATCGTAAGAACCTATTTAACGCTTAGCACTCCGCCAAACGGTGAGGTGCTATTTTTGTGCAAACAAATAGCCGGCAAATGCCGGCCAAGAGATTAATCTTTATTGAACTTTTCTTTTACATCATCAACGGTATCTTTAACGGCATCTTTGGCATCGTCTAATTTTTCTTTTGCTTTGCCAAGTACGCCTTCAGCCTTACCTTGTGCTTCACGGGCCTTATCACCAGTAACTTTACCTTCAACTTCTTTAGCTTTACCGGAGATTTTGTCCTTAGTGCTATCAACTTTACCATCTAAGCTCATAGATATTACCTCCTTTTGGTATACCATCATTGTCCTATATTTGGAGTTATATTGCAAACAACCTATTTTTGGAGGCGAGGACTTGAAACTGTATTTAGTGACGTATGAAACCGGAGACGCCGATCCATGGGAAGGCGGATCCGAAGAGGTTGACGTTGTATTTGCAACCACGGATAAAGTTAAGCTAGATGATTATGTATCTTCTAGGAATGTCAGCCCCGAAGATGTGGTCGAGATGGAGCTTGATAAGGACTATTGGGATGATGACAGCTCAGACACGTGCGTGGCCTCGTGGTGGGAAGAAGGGCCGTGTTATGACGACCCAATGGACATCTAATTTAAATTTTAGGAGGCGAGTAGATGCAGTGGACAGATGAACAGATCGGTGACATTAGGAAGCTCGCCTCCGAAGGATTTACCAGACGTGAGGCGGCCGACAAACTCGGTATCAGCTATGACGCAGTCCAGAAGAAATCGCGGCGGCTGGGAATTGAGTTTCAATCACCCATGCTAAATGAATATGACTCAGACGGCACGCAATCCAGTGAAACTATCCTAAAGGTCGTCAGAGGTCATAAAATGACGCCTAGAGAGGTTTTAGAAGCTCACGGGTATGATTACACCAAGTGGGAGCTTCTACGCGCTACAAGCAATTTCTGGAAGCAGACGCCGGAAGCAACGCTGTATCAAAGCAAGATTCAAATCAGGCCGTTGGTTGAAGCTGAACAATACGAATCATTGATGAATGACATCATCACACACAAGGAGCCGTACCAAGCCAAGGCTCCTATTTTTGTACCATCAGAACGATATCTTGTCATTCCCGCATTTGACACGCACTTCAACGGTCACACGTTTGATGTCTATGCTGAATCTCTCAAACGGCAGCTAGAGATCATCCAACGCGGCCACTACGCCAAAGTATTGCTCATTCTGGGCGGTGATCTAGCTCATGTGGATAATATCAACTCAACCACAGCAAAAGGCACACAGCTCGAAACAACAGACTTAGGCGAGACTGTGAATGAAATGGAGCAATACTTTGAGACACTGATTGAAGCAATCATTAAGAACACCAATGAGTGTGAGGTCATGTATTGCGCCGGGAATCATGATCCGTCAGTTGGATATATGTTCGCACGTCTATTGAAACGCGCATACAGCAACCAGCCTAACATCACTTGGGACATATCATTGAAGCATTACAAAGGCACAATGTTAGGCCACAACTTCATCGGTGCAACTCATGGTGATAAGGGCAAGAACAACTACCTTGCGAAGTATCTTGATGAGTTTGGCTTCATGCTAGGCACAGCGCAGAACCGCGAATTGTTTACGGGGCATCTGCATTCAGAGATGAGCAAAGACCTAGGCGGATTCGTTCAGCGTCAAGTATCGACACGCAAGCCAACCGACCAATGGACTGATGATATTGGTGTGGTTGCTCACAAGACGTTCGAGCTGGTCGAATACAGCGATCATGATACGAGGGCGATCTACTATGTCTAATGCGATGAAGCGAGTCGGTTACGGATATGTAAGCCACACAGAGCAAGCAATTATTGAGAAACTATCGAGGGAAGAAAAACGTATGCACGCGATCATTTATACCAAACCAAACTGTGCCAAGTGTCGCATGACGGTAAACCTGCTATCGCACACTATGCCAGTACAAACCATCGCAGCAGACGCAGACGACTACGATCGGTTCCGCAAGCTAGGCTATCGATCAATGCCAGTCGTAACAGTCTACAAAGCAGACGGCACACAGGACGAATGGTGCGACTTACAAGTTGAGAATATCAAACAATACACGGAGGCAATTTAGCACATGCGTGTGAAGGTATGCCGCAAGACTGGATGCAATAATGCAATCCCTTATAGCCAAGAGAATCCGTACTGCGCTATGCACGCATCCCTGTATAAGCCTAACCATGCTGATGTCACAAAGCACGTTAAACGTGACACATCATACTATGACAAGTACAAGCGCGATAAAGAGTCTGCTGCATTCTACAAGTCTAAGATATGGGAACACACCGCACGCGATGTTAAAGCTCATGCCTACTTCACGTGTGCAGTATGTGGCAGAACGTATGATAAGCCTGGCTATCTAGTCACTGATCACATCGTGCCTTTGAGGATTGACAGAAGCAAGTGCTTAGATCATGACAACCTATGGGTGCTGTGCAAGGGATGCCACTATTGGAAGACACAGCTTGAGGAAAAAATATACACATCACAGTCCAGAATTGAAAATATTGACGTTTCAACCAAGTGGACACGCAGCAAAATTTCTGAATGGGTACTTGCTCACAAAAAATAGGGGGGCCCTATGTTGTTTAAGGGGAACCTCACACACCAGTGTCCAGTCAACACGAGGCCATTTTTTGAAAATTTCGACTTTTGAGACTTAAATCCCTAAACGATGGCATTTCAGCACAGAAAGGAGGCACGTTTTTTGCCAGAAAATCATCCAAATTTAACAATTTTACATGTTGGTTCCTCTGATGATCAGTCCAACAGTGACGACGACATGAAAGATATCCAAAACACGCCTCCCGTTCACCTAGATGATGAAGCTAGCCGTTTATGGAAAACACTTGTTCCGGAAATCAAGAAGCTCGGTTACCTGAAAAAGATTGACCAGCCCAGCCTCGAGCTATATTGCCGTTATTACTCGCTTTACATTAAGTCTGAGCAGCTAATCGAAAAACAAGGGCTTTGGATTTATGACAACGACGATGTTGCGGTGAAGCGCTCTCCGGGAGCTGTTCAAATGGACTCTTGTGTGAAGAATATGAAGTCGTTAGGGCATGATTTAGGACTTACGTTTGACTCTGGATTACGTCAGATAACTGTCGAAGAACCGGAAAAGCCTAAGAAAGACAGTCCATTGAAGGAGGTTGGTTTTGGTGCAGACGTTTGATTTTACTGGTGTAACTGATATTCGCGGATACGTAAAGCCGCACCAATCTGACTACCAAGGGCTGCTGGATAACTATCACGATCCAGGAACAAGATACGCTTATGACGTTATGTTCAGCAATAAATACATGACTGGCAGAGATGTTCAGCTGGCATGTATTAGGCACTTGAATGATTTATTGCGAATTGGCGATGGTGATTTTCCCTATCAATACAGCCCGGACATGGTGAATGCAATTGAATATTTTTCACGCTTGTTGCCCAATCCAGAAGACACGTCAAAAACAATTCAGCCATTCAAATGGCAATCGTTTATTCTTGATAGCTTGATTGGCTGGCGCACCCTAGACAACGGCACTCGATTCACAACCTCTAATATTTCTATTGCTCGGCAGCAAGGAAAAACTTGGCTAGCATCAATTCTAATCAACTTTTATTACTTTGTAGTCTGCTGGAATGCGACATCACAAGACTTGCTGGTGGCCAGTTACGATAATGAACATGCAACCAAGCTGTTCAATGACGTGTCTTTGCAGGCAAAGACAATTTTATCCCTACCGGACTTTGCAGATGATGCTAGAGACCGCGGTGTGGAAGCTCAAACCACGCAAGTTATTGCAAAAAACACTAAGAATACGATCCGAAAAGGTACATCACAAGGTGGTGGCTTTGATAGTTTCCACAATGCAATCGCTGTTTATGATGAAATTGGCAACTTAAGGCCGTCCTTGAATGAGACCTTAAAGCAGATTACATCCGGGCAAAATGGCATTAAGAACAGAATGTTTGTCAAGATTTCAACAGCTTACCCTGATATCAAGGTTAAGTTTAAGAATGATGAAGATGTAACTAGGGCTGCCATTGAGCATGACGCCGTTCGAGACGCTGACAACGTATTCCAAGTAATTTATTCTCAGGACTCGGAGAATGAGGTATTTGAACCAGAAACATGGGCAAAATCAAATCCTAATCTGCTTGAGCTGCCTAAAAACAAACGTGATAACCTTCAAAAGGCTCTTAATCAAGATCGCAACGATAACGAACGAGAAGGAACGCTGGAAACATTCGTAAATAAGTCACTAAATCTGTGGAGCCGGCGATTTCAAAACAGCTATTTGTCACTGGACAACATTCAGCGCAGCATTATTGACCGTTTCGATGTGAATGGACGTGATGTTTTTATCGGTTTTGACGGGTCACAGACAAATGATAATACGTCTTTTGGCTTCATTTACCCGTACACTGATCATGACAAACACATGTTTCATGTTCAGCAACACAGCTTCATTCCATTCGCACAGGCAAAAACCATTGAAGCCAAGTCGAAACAGGACGGATTAGATTACCTTAAACTGCAAGATGAAGGATTCGTTGACATCACCAATCTTGCATCAGGAGTAATCAACACCGATCAGGTTTACCAGTGGCTGGTTGATTATGTTAATCAGCATCGGCTCAAAGTAAAGTTCATTATTGCTGATCCAAACCATGGTGAATGGCTCGAAAAGAAACTAGAGAATTATCAACCGCAGTGGCAATGGTTTCCTTTGCCTCCTACCTCGTTCAAGCTGAATGAGCCTACTAAGGACTTTCAGAATCTGTTTATTAATGGCAATATTTCAATGCTGAACGATCCGTTGCTGATTGATGGGCTGAACAATGCTGTACTGGTAGAAGACCGCGGCGGTTCAGTCAAGATTGACCGTCAAAACCGCACCAACGATCACATCGATACGACTGATGCGCTTATTAATGCCCACGCGCAAGCAAAGTTCTATTTTGAAAACTACCACGATGAGGGATATAACCCGCTGAATGATTTGGACGCACAGGGAAAACGTGACTTTTTCAAGGCAATGTTTGGAGGTGGTAAATAATGGCAAAGATTATTAGCAATTTATTTAGCAATTGGGGCACAGTGATGCTGTTCGTCATTGGCTTAGCACTGATTGTAGTGGCAGCATTCACCTTTAATGTTGTTATTGGTTATCTAGTCTCGGGCTTTGAGCTGTGCTTGTCTGCCTATATTATGGACAAAGAAAGGGGGTGAAGCTAAATGGGACTTCTAACCCCTAAAAATTTCAACAAACGTAAAGCAAAAAACATGGTTTATCCAAGCAATCCTGCGTTTTTCACGACCACGGTTGGCGGTATGCAACTTTCTTATGTTTCGGCGCTATCTGCTTTGCAAAACACTAATGTCTATAGCGTGATCAACCGTATTGCTAGCGATGTTGCCTCGGCACACTTCAAAACTGAAAATACTGCAACATTGAACCGACTTGAGAGCCCTAGCGGCTTGATAGGCCGGTTTTCTTTTTGGCAAGGTGCGTTGATGCAGTTGTGCTTGTCGGGCAACGACTATATCCCGTTAGTTGGGCCAAACTTGGAGCATATTCCTAACTCTGATGTCCAGATTAACTACTTGCCAGGCAATACAGGCATCGTATATACGGTTTTAGAGAGCAATGATCGTCCCCAAATGGTGCTTAGACAGGACCAAATGCTTCATTTTAGGCTCATGCCAGACCCACAATATCGGTATTTGATTGGCCGATCGCCTTTAGAGAGCTTGCAAAACGCCCTTAATTTGGACGATAAAGCCTCAAAAAGCAACATGAGCGCTATGGAAAATCAGATTAATCCTGCTGGACAGCTCAAAATCAGCAACTATTTAAGCGATGGTAAAGACCTAGAAGCCGCCCGTGAAGAGTTTGAGAAAGCCAATACTGGTGATAACTCTGGTCGCCTGATGGTTTTACCAGATGGGTTCGATTACACCCAGCTTGAAATGAAGACGGATGTATTTAAGGCCTTGGCTGACAATTCAGCATACTCTGCTGATCAAATCTCCAAGGCCTTTGGTGTACCTAGCGATATTTTGGGTGGCGGCACTTCAACTGAAAGCCAACATTCCAACATTGACCAAATCAAGGCAACATATCTGGCAAACTTAAACTCCTATGTAAATCCAATCGTGGATGAGTTGCGTTTGAAGATGAACGCGCCTGACCTCGAATTGGATATCAAAGATATGTTGGATGTTGACGACTCAATACTGATTAACCAGTTATCAAATCTTGCAAAGGCTGGTTTGGTGGGAGTGGATCAGGCGCAATCCATGCTCAAGGGATCGAAATTTTTCCCCAATAACTTGCCTGATTTCAAACCGCTTACCAGCTCAACGAAGGGAGGTGATGACAAGTGATTATTCCGGTTAAAGGCTACATTACAAGCAACGACTATGCGCCAATCTATCGTGATTTGTTCGGAATTACGGTTGTATCGCCGTCAGATGTTGTTGATAAGCTGCCCGACGATGGTTCTGATGTCACACTTGAGATTGCCTCCGATGGTGGCGAGGTAGATCCAGCAACGGAAATTTGTAATGCCTTGCGCGCATACTCAGGCAATGTGACAGCGAAGGTTGTGTCTAACGCATACTCAGCTGCGACTATTGTTGCTATGGGTGCTAATAAGGTTCAGATGGCGCCGGGTGCGAAGATGATGATCCACCGAGCATCAAGCGACGCTAGTGGAAACGTCAACGATATCAATAAGGCTTCTGGCATGCTGCAAACAACAGACAATGCGATTGCTGACTTGTACGCAACTAAGACAGGTAAGCCTGCCAATGATTTTATTGAGCTAATGGATTCTGAAACATGGCTTACTGCCGATCAGGCAATTGAGCTCGGTCTTGCAGATGAAAAACTAGATTTCGATGCGCCGATTGTAAATGCGGTAGGTCCGATTATTCCACATAAAGCGGTTCAACGCATCAAGGATTTGAAGGACGAAAACGACAAGTTACGTAGTCAACTTCCAAAGCAGAACAATCTGCTAAACAAGAAGCTGGCTATTTTTTATGACAAAAAGGAGGTCCAATAATGGACAAATTACAAACGCTTTTTAATGAAGTTAGCGCCAAGTGTGCCGATCTCAATGCTCAGCTCAACGCAAAATTGCAAGATGAAAATGCATCTGTGGATGATTTTCAAAAGATTAAGGACGACCTCACCGCTGCAAAGGCACGCCGGGACGCTATTAACGCTCAGATTAAGGATTTGGAAGCAGAAAAAGCATTAGAACCAAAGACTGAGCCCAAAGATGACGGCAGCAAGAAAGGCACTGACCTGTCTAAGAAGCCAATCGATGCGAAGAAGAAGGCTATCAACGACTTCATCCATAGTCATGGCAAGGTGGTTGATGCTGCAGCCGGTCACGTCACTTCGACAGAAGCAGGCGTGCTGATTCCGGAAGAAATCATCTATGACCCTACCGCAGAAGTAAATTCAGTTGTGGATTTGTCCACCTTGGTTACCAAGACGCCGGTTACTACTCCTAAGGGCACATACCCGATTTTGAAACGGGCAACCGATCGCTTTTCTAGCGTGGCAGAATTGGCCGAAAATCCCACACTTGCTGAGCCTGAATTTGAACAGGTGGACTGGTCTGTTGACACGTACCGTGGCGCAATTCCTCTGTCTGAAGAAGCTATTGCTGATTCTAAAGTTGATCTTACCGCACTTGTTGGCCAGTCCATTAACGAGAAGTCTGTCAATACCTACAACGCGATGATTGCGCCTGTATTGCAGTCGTTCACGGCCAAGGCTACCACCACAGACACTTTGGTAGACGATCTCAAGCATATTCTGAATGTTGACTTGGACCCAGCGTACAGTCGTGCATTGGTTGTTACTCAATCCCTGTTCAATACGCTGGATACCTTAAAGGACAAGAACGGGCGTTACTTGCTTCATAATGCGTCTGACTCTATCACCGACGGCACCGCAAAGGGCTCTGTCTTGGGCGTCCCAGTATATGTTGTTGGCGATACGCTACTTGGCTCGGCCGCAGGGGATCAGAAGGCATTTGTCGGTGACTTAAAGCGCGGTGTTCTGTTTGCAGATCGTCAGCAGGTTACGTTGGCATGGGAAGAGAGCAAGATTTATGGCCGTTATCTCGGTGCCGCATTCCGCTTCGGCGTACAAAAAGCCGATAGCAATGCCGGCTATTTTGTAACCAACACAGATACTGCATCTGGTTCCGGTACTGGTAAGTAATACGATCGTTAGTCGCCTAAGAAATAAACAATTCGTCGATATGACGGGCGGCTATTAAGGGAGGGCTGAATATGGCAGATGGTCAAGGGGTTACCCCGGAAGACATGCAAAAATATCTTAATCTTGACGCCGATGGCGATGCTTCAATTCTTGTCGATATGATCAGTACCGCAGAGGATGCAGTTACTGGGGCCATTGACGACACGATTGGGATTGATGTTTATAGGGCATATCCGTTGTTTAATCAAGCGGTGCGGGTACTTGTTGACTACATGTATTATTCACGCGGTGCCCTATCAGATCAAAACAAAGCCTATCCGCCCAGCTACGCATACATGATCAACAGCATTCGCTGGAAAATCCAGCGTGACCAAGACGCAAAGGTCGGTGAGACGGATGGTTAGTTTTAAGTCGGCCGATTTTAGCCGAACGGTTGAGCTAGGCAAGCCGCAATCGCACAGGACTGGTGCCGGGGTAAACATTTCTAGCTTCGTGCCGGTGTATAGCCTGCATTTCAAGCAACAGAAGCGGACGCTCACACAGCAGTACACGCTTGTGGGAACACGCTTGGATAACTCCATTACCATCATTACACGGCATGACGCCCGCAACGTTGTGCAGAAGCAGGCACGCCTTGATGGCATCGTGTATGACATTTCGGACATTAGCCCGGATGATTCAAATGACGCCATTCGCTATGACTACCTGACCTTAGTCAAGACGACCAAGGGAGCATAGCCATGTACTTTAACGAAGCACTGGATCAGTGGCAAAAGCAGGTCACCGAAGCCGCTAAGCTGACGGCTAAACAGCAGGAGAAAATCACAAAGGCTGGAGCCGACGTTCTGGCGGAGAAACTGACAGAAACCACCAAGGCAAAGCACCCAAACACAAAGGGGCCCGGCGGCGAGTACGGGCACTTAACCGATGACATTGCCAGTGCTACTGGTGATGTTGATGGCAGACATGATGGTAAGTCGGTTGTAGGGTTCACCAAAAAGGAGTTTGTAGCCAGATTTTTGAACGATGGCACTAAATACATTCGCGGTGACCACTTTGTTGATAACGCCCGCGATGATGCTAAAGACGCCGTGTGTGAAGCTGAGGCGGCGGAGTATAAAAAGATAATTAGCAAACTGAATGGAGGCGGTGATTGATGGCGGCAGTAGATGATGCGGTTGCTTTGATTAGCGCCGCTTCTTTAGTTGGCATAGATGAAGTTTATGGCAACAACTTACCCAAAGAGGCTGCGGATAGTCTGGGCAAGACAGTGGTGTTGGTGACTGATACTGCCAATAATCCTTCTGGATATGGAAACAACGACTTCTGGCGATTAGCTCAAGAGATTGAAGTACAAATCTGGTACTCACAAGATTTTGCCGACGACCCAGAGGCGCTTGAAGTAACGCTAATGAAGGCGTTTGTTCACGCTGGTTGGAAAGTCGCGGCAGTACGTCAGCGAACGTTAGATCCTGACACACAGCAACTGATGAACACATTTTATTTTTCACGTGAAAAGAATATTTAGGAGGCTAAATTTATGGCATTAGTAGGACTGAACATGGTGTCGTTTGCACTGATTGATCCAATCACCCAACAGATTCTAAAAGGTGATGCAGGTTTAAGCGCAGATGGGCTTTATAAAGTTGACACTAAGGATATGGGGTCAAAAACGGCCAACATCACTGGTCTGGTTGGCTCTAGCACCAAGCGTTACGGGAACAACGTAGCCCAGCAGGTGACCTATGGGGCAGCGTCTCCACAGATTGCTTGGGACGGGCTCAATCTAGACTTTGACGTCAAACAAAAGATTAAGGGCTTTGTGAGCGATAGTAAGGGTGGATGGGTTCCAGCCGATGAACCTGCTCATATTGCGGTTCTGATTGAATCTGGTAGTCTGTCGGGCGGCAGTGTTTATTTCGGCTTTGGTAACTGCACTGCGGCTGAAAGCGAAGCCAACATTCAAACTGACGACGACAATAAGCAGATTGTCGATGATGCGCTGACCATTTCGGCGCTCGACACAATTGCTTTCGGTCACAAGCCTTTCAAGATTTACAACAGCCAAGACGCGTCATTTGATGAAGCGGCAATGCTGAAGGACGTCATGGGTGGTTATGTAGCGGGTACTGGCACGAGTACTGGTACGGGTACTGGCAAGTAAGCGAACACCCGCATGGGCTTATTGAGGATACGAGCCGGCACTAGCGGCAAGCACGTGCAAGCCGTGCTGTCGGCGTTAATCTTTTAAGGAGAATGTGAAATGAAAATTAAAGAAGCTAAACTAAGCAGCCGTGAGCATATCGTCAAGGTGACCAACCGCGTTATGAAGGCCACGTTGGCCTTACAGCTTATGATGGCGCAGGTCGATGACGTTGAAGACGCGGACCTAACGCCGATAGAACAGCTTAAGCAACAGCAGAAGCTGATTGATGACGTGATTAATTACATCACGGACACACTAAGGCTCAACCAGAAGGAGCAGGAAAAGCTAGACGACTTAGAGTTTGGCGAGACAGTCGAAATTGCAAACAACGTTATTTTACGCGTGCAGGGCTTAAGTGATGAAGATATTGCCAAGTTGAACCGTGAGGCAGAACAGGCGGACGACAAAAGCGAAGCCGAATAAGCGTAAAACGGTGTTTGAGCTTCGTAACAAGCTAGAAGACCTCAAGCTGTCGGGGCAAGACACATTGGTATATCTGCACTGGACACCTGACGAGTGGTTAGACGCGCCGTTCTATGAGCTTTTGGAGCTTAAAATGGCAAAAAAACCAGAGGATCGCCAGCAAGACCCCGAACAAATGCTCAAAGGGCTAGGCTTGATGTGACGCATGGGATAGTTGGCTTGCCTAGCCTCCTATCCCTTTTTTTCTAAAAGGAAGTGTAATAAGCATGGCACAAAAAATTCAAGCCGAGATGAGCACGCAGGTCGCGCTTGACACGCTCAAAGCCGAAACGTCTTTAAAGTCGCTTAATGCCGTTATCAGCTCAACAAAAAATGCGTGGAAGTCGCAGGAAGTTGCACTCAAGTCCACTGGCGAGTATTTAAAGGCGGCCGAGGTGCGCTACAAGGGCCTTGGCGATTCCATCAAGGCACAGGAGTCCAAAATTGACAGCCTACGTGACAAGCAAAAGGGCCTGGACGTCACGACTAAAGATGGCGCGGCAAGCTATCTCAAATATCAAAAGGACATTGATGCCGCTACTACCCAGCTAAAATCGCTTGAATCCCAGCAGACGCGGGCAAAAACTAGTCTTGAATATCAGAAGTCAGGACTGGCTAGCTTACAGACTGAATACAAGCAAATCACCACGATTTCTAGCAGCTATGTTGAGCGGCTCAAGGCTGAAGGCAAGCAGCAAGAAGCCAACAAAGCGCAGATGACGGGTTACAAGGACAGCATCAGTAACCTGAACAAGCAGCTGTCAGCACAAGAAAAAGAATTGGAGCGTGTCGCCACTGCCAGTGGTAAGGACAGTAGTGCATACAAAACTCAGGTAACGCGAGTCAACGAGACGGCTACTGCTTTGGCAAAGACTAAAACCAGCATGACTGAATTAGATTCTGCCATGAAGAAGGCTAACCCGTCTGTATTCACTCGGATTAAGACTGCTATATCTGGAACGAACAAGGAAGCCGAAAAGACACCGTCACTATTTAAGAAGATAGTCGCAGGTGGTCTGGTCACCAATGCAATTAGCAATGGCTTTAGCACGCTCACCAGCAGTCTCAAGTCAACAATCACAAGCGGCCTTGAGCTAGATGAGGCCGGTGAAAAGATTAATGACACATGCAAGAACATGGGTAAGAATGCCAATGACATTCAGATCCTTGGCGATCAGATGGGCTATCTCCGTGCGCAAACCGGGGCGAGTGGCACAGAAATAAACACAATGCAGAAGTCCGTTGACAGCTTCACCCACGGTGTGACGGAAAAAACGACCGTTATTTCCGCAGGCTTAGCTGGCATTGCCACGGCGTCTCACATTGGCGGTTCAGGCATGGACACACTGGCAAAATCCATGCAAAAAGTGGTCGCCAGCGGTGACTTAACTTCTGGTGGATTGACGAGGCTAGAAAAACAGGCGCCGACACTAGGCGCACAGCTTGCTAAGGCAGCGGGTGTCTCCCAAAGTGCTTTTGCCGCCATGGTTGCCAAGGGTAAAATCTCCAGCGCCGATTTTCAAAATTTGCTATACAAAATTGGAACAACATCAGGTGACACCTTTAAAACCTACGGCAAGACTGCCGAGGGTGCGATGGCGCAAATTCGGGGTGGTTGGACGAGCTTAAAGGCCAAGCTGGCGGCACCGTTGCTGGAAGTTAAAAACTCAGGCATGGCAAGCCTATCATCTTTGATAACTAGCCCAGTTGTACAAAATGCGGCTACTAGCCTTGGCAATGGGCTAGCCTACGTTGCTAACATGGCGAAAAAGGGCCTAGACTACATTTCTGCTCACAAAAAAGACGTAACAGGCATTGCAAGCGACCTGTGGGACATTGCTAAGATTGTCGGTGGTGAAGTCTGGTCAATCGCCAAGACAACGATCAAAGACATTGCAGGCTGGCTAGGTGTTGGTGGCAAGAATGCTAAGACGATGAAGGACCCGCTTGGTACTGTTCATGACATTCTCGACAAAATTGTTAAGAACAAGAGCGGCATTCAAGACACGGTAAAAGTTTTGGCTGGACTGTGGGCGACAAAAAAGGTGCTTGAATTTGCAGGCGCTGTTGGCCGTGTCTACAGCGGGCTGAAATCGCTCGGTGCGTCAAGTCTTGGCCAGTCCATTGCAAATAACCTAAAGAAGTTATCAGGGTCAAAGTTTGGGACGGCAACAGCAGTAGTCACGATCGCGTATGATGCAATCAGTGATATCAAGGACCTGACAAAGGCATTCGGCAAGAGTGGCACAGTCGGCCAGAAGTTCCATTCAGTCGGTGAAACCGCAGGCACTGCTATTGGCGGTGGCATTGGCTTCTTCTTCGGTGGACCGTTGGGAGCAGCCGTTGGTGCCTCAATTGGTAAAGTAGTCGGCGGATGGGCAGGAGACGCAACCAAGAAGTTCACCGATGGCTGGAATGCGAAGGCTAAGCCTAAGGACTGGCTTGGCAAGCTTGGTTTTGATGCCAAAAAAGGTGCCACAGGCATTGCCAAGTGGTGGAAAGGCATTAAAACACAAAATGACAGGTCGAATGCTCAAATGGAAAAGCAACAAGCCGCGGCCAACAAGAAGTTTAAAAAGTCATGGGATACATTTTGGGGCAACGTTGGGGACAAAACTAGCAGCACATGGTCAGACGTTAAGAAGCACGTCAGTGATGGCTTAAGCAGTATCCAGTCTAAGTCAAAGAGTGGCATGAGCAGTGTTAAGTCACACATTTCAGACGCGTGGACAGCCGTTAATTCCAAGACTAGTAGCACATGGTCCAGTATCAGGAAGTATGCCGGCAGTGGCGTTGATTGGATAGCAAGTCACATTAGGGGTGGCTGGAGCGGTCTAGGCGGAGTCGTTGGCCGCATCTTTGGCGGAGTCGCGAATGCTATTCTGCACCCGATCCAGACGGCTAAGTATCTGCTTGGCGGACTTGTGAATGGCATCAAAGGACTATTCAACTTTCGCATCAGATTGCCGCACATTCCGCTACCGCATTTTGACATTTCCGGCAGTATGAATCCATTGGACTGGATAAAGCATCACACGCTGCCTCACATTAGTGTTGATTGGTATGCCAATGGTGGCCTTATCAACACGCCAACATTGCTATCTGCGGCGGGTAACCGTATGGCAGTGGGCGGTGAAGCAGGCCCTGAAATGGTTGTGCCACTGTCAGCATCAAAGGCTAGTCGTGCATGGCAACTGCTGGGACAGGCGGTACAGCAGATTAATGCCAGTCAAGCCTCGGCACAGACACAGCTACCTGCACAGGCTGATAACAGCGACCTTATCGCCGCTATTAATGCTTTAGGCGTGCTGATTACGAAGCTCAGCTTCAACGTGCAAATTGGCGATGACCAGTTCTACCCGAAGGTAGCACCAAAGGTAAAGGCATATAACGACCGTCAGAATAGCTTCAGGACGTCATGGCAGGATTAGGAGGTGACTATGACAGGAATAAGTTTAATCTATAACGGCGTCGAGTTGAGCCAATGGATCGATGTCACGGACGTGCAGCGCAACGTAGGGACCGCTCACAGCAATACCATGGTCAAGGTCGGACAGTCAGACGGTCAGTTGTGGCAATACATGAGCCGCGACGCCAAGACTATTACGGTTACCGGCATTATCACCAATGCTAACCTTGCGAACTTACGCCGTGAGCTTGCGGCCGCAATTGACGTTGACGAACCGAAGCAACTAATCGTTGGTGATGACATTGGTGTGTATTATCTTGCGATTTATGATAGCCAGCCAACTATTGCTGAGGACTGGCGAAGCGGCACCATCAGCTTGTCATTTATTGTCCCCGATGGCGTTGCACGTTCACTGACGACCACCACAGCTACCAACACTGACGGCACGGACACCGTCAGCTTTAATAACGCTGGCAGCTATAAGTCTTACCCCGTCATTACAGCCACAATGAGCGGTGACAATGGATTTTTGGGCCTTGCAAGCTCAGCTGGTGGCTACCTTGAGTTTGGTGACGCTGAATCGCCGGACAAGATCTATGGCACTAAGTCTGACCGGGCACTTTGGTGGAGCTACAGAAGCCAGCCGGCGGGCGCCGAGATAAATAAAAGCTGCGTGACGGCTTATCCATACCGCTTGAATGACAGCAAGTATCCAAACGCTTTTGACGGGTCGCTCAAGTTTGGTATGGGGTCAAGTAAAGAAGTAGCTACCCCAGTTTGGGCTTCTAACTCGGCCGCTGTTTGGCACGGTCCGGCTATCCACGGGGGGATCGGAACCAATATCAATGGCGTCAGGACTGGTTACTTTACATTCGCTAACCGCGTTGACTTCAAGCCGACGAAAAAAGGCTTTGGGCGTGTCGAGTACAACTTGGAAAATGATGGTAAAAGCGGTATTGCAGCGATCTTGCGTGATTCTCTTGATACGTCCGCAAATCGTACTTTTGAATGTGTCGTCGGGACGCTGAGCGACACCGTACACCCGCTTAAGTCTTATGCAATTCCATCCAGTTGGAAGACATTCGTTGAGGCTAAGATAACACGCAAGGGTAACACCATAACTTGGCAGCTGGATGAAATAAATGGCAAACACAGTTGGCACTGGTCAACCACGATGGCAGAACTTGGCGCAATGGAAATTACTGGTGTAACCATCTGGCCGCAGAAGTACTCAAACAATGCCGACCTTGACATTGAGCTAACAGATACTAAGTTCACTTGGGAAAATGAGACGACAGTCACAGACATTCCCAATTTGTTTGCGGATGGCGATGTGGTCACGATTGATACACAAAACAAAAAGATTCTAGTGAACGGCGTTGAGGACCGTGGACTGCAAGAAATCGGCAATCATTGGGACGACTTCTATCTGACACCCGGCAATAACACAATTACAGTTGATGGCAGCAGCTGGGCGACCCAGCCAACTATCACAGTCAATTATCAGGAGGCGTATGTATAATGGACTTTTACTTTACGGACCGCCAGTATAACCTGCTGGGTATTGCCTCAACTGAACGCGGACGGTTTAGGATAGCCGGTGAGATTGAAGCACAAAGCACCACAGCAAGTACTGTCGCTTTGACTGGCAATGTTTACTTTGCCAAGGATGACCTGAACGACGCAATCAATATGGTTGTGGGCGAGGGCGGTAACTATATACTTTATGAAGACGACCGCGGTGTTGGGCACTTTATGACGATTCAGAACACGCAGGTTGACAACACCGGGTGCTCAATCAACTTTCAGGCTGATGATGCCGGTAATGATCTGAAAAATGAAATTGTGGGAGCCCACACGGCTACCAAAGCGATGACATTTGCCCAATACTTTGCCATGTTCTGCGCAGATTCCGGCTGGGAACTTGGCCTCAACGAAATCCCTACCAATGTACGCACGCTTGAATTTACCAGCGAGCAAACTAGCTATGACCGCATGTTGGAAGTTGCAAATGACTTCGGCGTAAGCCTCTATTATACATTTACGATTGAGGGCATGACCGTTGTACACCGATATCTAAACGTGGTGAACAAGCTGGGTAGTAACACCAACGTGACGCTACGGCAAGGCACTGATATTAGCCAGATTGTGAGTGAGACCAGCACGGCTGACTTACACACAAGCATTAAAGCCTATGGTTCAACGACAGACGGCAAGACTGCACCGCTTAATCTCGTGGGATATAAGTGGACCGACTCGACTGGCCAGTTTGTTCTCGGAAGTGACGGGGTACTGCGCGACACTATCGCTATCCGCACATGGTCTCGCCTGCGGAGCAATAACAATCCAACACCAGAGTCTAGCCATCTACAAATGGTGAAGACTTATGATGCCACGACTCAAGCTACCCTATTGCAGTCTGCACTGGCTGACCTAAAGCAGTACAATCACCCCGCCGTGAACTACACCGTCACGATGGCGCGTGTGCCATCTGAGCTAAGCAAGGGCGATACCGTTAGCGTTGAAGACGAAGCGCAGAATTTATACTTGTCAGCGACCGTGCTTGAGGTTGACAAGTGTTACTCGATTCCGTCAAACAGCACTATGATACTAGGCGACTTTAAAATTGAGCATGACCAGACATCAGCGCAGATTAAACAGGCAGCTAAAACTGCTGAAGATGCAGTCAGCAAGGCTACAACGGCCTTTAGCTACGCAGCTACGGTTGATGATAAAGCAGATAAAGCACAGGCCACAGCTAACACTGCGCAGACTACTGCGTCTACCGCACAGGATACTGCTGACACTGCTCAGACTACTGCCGCCAGCGCTGTTCAAGTTGCCGAAAAAGCACAGGCATCAGCCTATGCAAATAGAACCTTCATTAAGTCCGCGACCGTGCCTGACACGGCCAACTTGCCAGTCAATGCCGTGTGGTTGCAACCGGCTGATGGTGCGACTCCAGCATCTGCTAAGACTTGGGACGGGAAAACTTGGCAGGATACGCAAATCGAATCAAGCCTAATTGCTGATAACATCGTGGGTAAGACTATCACTGGTAGCACCTTTGCTAATGAAAGTGGAACATTCAGCATTGATACAGACGGAACCATTAATGGCGCAATGATTGTACTCACCCCTAGTATCCAAGACGGAAACACGTACGAAGGGGCGATGACCGCCGCAGACGGCGTAGTATACGAGGTCACCAAGGCTAATGGTGAGCAATCATTTGTGGCTGCTAACTGGTCTTCTGTACAGGCACAACACGTGGCGCTTGATGGAACGTCCACTGTAGCTGAACTGGACTCTGATACCGGGACTGTGCAGGTGCTGAACTTGGACAAGGACTCGAACACGGTTTCGTCGGTGGTTATTGACGGAGAATCCGTTACAGTACTGAAAGACGATTCCCATATGATGATGAGCCTCGATAGTGGGCTAGACGTAGTTCACGTCAACAATGACAAGTCCAAGGATGTGTACGGTATCGGCCCGCTGGGGTTACAACTACAAACCATCTCGGCCGACAACAAGGTGACCTCCGGTGTCTTAGATGCATGGGGGCTATCACGACTGAACTCGATTGGAACAAAACTATGGTCAGGCGCGTGGGGCATGGGCGGCACTACGACGCTCACCCTTTCTAAGCCCATTAGTGATTGCCTGAATGGAATTGTTCTATTGTGGGGCACTGGTAAAACGAACGCTCCGGGGGCAAGCGACTATACGATGACATTCATTCCGAAATGGTTTGCTGCTGACCATAGTGGACGCGGTATTGATTGCTTTGTCGGAAACGCTGGCAAGAACACGTTCGGCATCAAGTACATCTATGTTACTGACACAACTTTGAAGGGATATGCCAACAACGGGTCAAACTTAGCTGCGAGCAAGGTATTACAGGGGGTGTACGAATATTGAAGCTTAAGCTAAAGACAGACAGAGACGGGTACATTATTGCAACATCACCCGTTCACGGTGACGTGGAAGTCCCTGACGACATTGCAAGTAAGATTATTGTCGGAGTGTCAAAATTGGTTGGTGGTGAGCTGTACTATCGCATTTCATTTGAGACTGACGCTGACGGGTACTTGACTGGCTATGGCACTGACCCGAGTGGCGACCAACTGGTTCTTGAGTCGGAGCTAGAACAAGCGATTCCGGGAGCAACGAAACTGATTGATGGGCACCTTGCCGTTGATCAAGCAAAGGCGAATGAACTCGCCAAGGCGGCTGATATGCCGGTGCCTGACGCGCAGGACTTAATCAACGCGCAAATGATGAAGACGACCGCCCAACTCATGCTGACTAACGCGGCGCTCATGAAGCGGGTGGCAGAAATGGAGGTAAAAGATGGCTGACCAAATAAAACTTTACTATCAGATGGGTATCTACACGGCGGCAGACTTGCCGCTTTTTGTGTCCATCGGGTGGCTGACACAGGCCGAGGCGGACGAACTGACAGGGGAGAAGGCGGCAGAAGTGTGAATCCTTTCGATCCAGAATTTATAGACCACGTCGTGCATCTCAATACGGTTGTCACCGCAATCACTGGTACCGGCATCGTGGGCGCAATCGTTTGGGGGGCGAAGACAATCAAGAGACGAATCGAATTAGACCGCGGCGCCCATGAGCGTAAACTCGCGATGCTGGAAGACAACGACCGGCTTCAACACGCTGGCATGGTGGCTTTACTACACCACGAGATATACGAGCTGTGTAATGGGCACATAGAGCGCGGGAGCATCAGTACCGGCGACTTAGACGACCTGGGTTATCTTTTCACCAGCTACAAAGCATTAGGCGGAAACGGCACTGGTGAGGCTTTGTATAAAAAGGTACTGGCCTTGCCAATCAAAAATCAGGAGGAATCAGCATGAAACTGAATATGAAGGCCCGGCTAAAGTCGTGGCCGTTCTGGGCAGGCATCATTGGTGCCTGCTTTTATATTGCCAACACCAGCTTTGGGCTGGGTATCAGTGATGACACCGTGAACACTGTCATGAACGTGGCGGCTATGGTGGCCACGGCGCTAGGCGTTACCGTTGACCCGACCACTGCTGGTGTGGGCGACAGCTCGCAGGCACTGACCTACGATAAGCCTAAGAAGGAGGATAACGCATGACTATGAAAGGCATCGACGTGTCGAGCTACCAGACGGCCGCTCAAGCCGGCATGTCCGGCATCGACTTCACCATCATCAAGGCCACGCAGGGCCGCAGCTACGTCAACCCATTGTGTAACGCGCAGTGGGACGCGGCGGGCAAGGCGGGGCACCTGCGGGGGCTCTACCATTACGCCAGCGGTGGTGACCCGGCCAAGGAAGCCGATTACTTCATCGCGCAAATCAAGAACTATGTCGGCAAGGGCATCCTGGCCTTGGACTGGGAAGCCGGTCAAAACGCTGCCTGGGGGAGCAAGTCCTGGGCGCTTACCTTCGTCAAGCGCATCCATAGCAAGACGGGCGTCTGGCCAGTAATCTACGTGCAGGCCTCGGCAATCGCCCAGGTAGCTTCCTGCGCACCGTACTGCGGCCTGTGGATCGCAGGCTACCCGACTAATGCGGCCAGCTGGACGGTGCCGTCCTTCATCTACTCCACCGGAGCCTGGAAGTCAGCAACTATCTGGCAGTTCAGCTCAGGTGGTAGTCTTGATCGAAATGTTGCATATGTCAGTGCAGCAGGTTGGAACGCCATTGCCAAGGCTAGCAAAGTCAAGACGGCGGCCGCCAAGGTGACGACTGCTGTTAAGATTGTTGCTAAGAAGGCCACCTACTCGACCAAAAAGAAAACGGTCTGGCGCATGGCCACCGATACCGTCGCTGGGAAGACTGGCAACGGCAAGACCCGGGTCAAGACGCTCGGCAAGTACTACACCGGGGTGCAGGCCGCGGCCAACTACCTGATGAAGTCCACTAGCAAGGCGACCGCGATGAAGGCCCTGGCGGCCGAGACCAAGAAAGGCGTCTTCGGCACCGGCTCGACCCGGAAGGCTATCCTTGGCACCTGGTACGATGAGGTGCAGGCCATCATCAACGGGGCCACTATGGCTGCTCCTGCGGCACGCACCTACACGGTCAAGTCTGGCGACACTCTGTCCGGCATTGGCTCAAAGCTGGGCGTGGCATGGGCGACGCTGGCCACGAAGAATGACATCAAGAGCCCGTACACCATCTACCCTGGGCAAAAGCTCAAGTACTAGACAACAATGCCCTCGGCCATCTGGTCGAGGGCATATTTTTTTGCCACAAACACGCTCCAAGAATGAAATCTGAAACGTGTTACTTCCTATTAATTTGGCTCATCGCCACCCCAGTACAGGGTGACAGTTGCGTGCGCGTCTTGGCTGATGTAGTAGTCGAGCGTGATTGAGAACCCCTCGACGTGCCAGCTAGGCAACGCCCAGCATCCGAGCTGTGGGAATTCCTTACGAATCAAGATTGCTATTTGATTGAAGTAGCCGAAATCTTTCATAGCGCTTCGCCTCAGAAGCATTATACAAACATGTGTTCGATGAATCAACGATATGCTCATATTGCGCATCGATTTTTGCACACGAATTGGTATACGTCATTGAAACCCGTTGGTACCACTGCACTAGCGGTGCACACAAAATGCACGCAAGATTTAAAAACAACGAAAAGCAACGCAAACCAAAAGCCCCGAAATGCCTATATATCAGCATTTCGGGGCTTCAACGAAGACCAACAAAGTCCTAGATAAGGAGAGTACAGGATTTGAACCTGCGCGCCGGAATGACCCGGTTCGACGGATTTCGAGTCCGTTGCATTACCACTCTGCCAACTCTCCATAACAACGTTTCTTAGTATAGCAAATGCTTAGAATTTTGCAAAGGTGTTCCGGTAAAATGGCGTTCTCGGAGTTGCAAGTTATACTAGATTTAATTGGGTAGGAGGAAATCGCGATGAAACTCTCTTGGATCAAACTGCCAGCCTTATACGGTGTGTTATATTGGTGCTTTGCCGCGGTGATGCTGGCCGGCGCCGGGGCCATGGCGGTGGCGCAAGGCTTCAGCGTCGGTGCCGTGGCGAAGTTGTTGCTGGCGTGGCAGAACCAGTGGTGGTGGCTGGCGCTAGTTGGGTTATTGCTGCACGTGTTGGCCTACGCCAAGTCGCTGCGCTCGGTGAAGCTGATGGTGACTAACACCATTGGCACCTGCGCGTTCGTTGCCTATATTCTAATTCCCAACTTCATGCCGATTATTTTGGTGGTGCACGCGGTGGTGCTGGCGGTATTGATTCGCCACCGGTCACGCGTCGTGTCCGACCCACAAGGAGCGTTACGATGA